TCCGGGCGCAGGGCCGGACCTTTATCAAGGTGACGGTGGACGGGGCCGGGGTTGAGCATCAGGAGCTCAAGGCGCACCCGTTGACCGGGGCGTATGGCCGGCTGGCGAAGACCGAGGAGGCGTCCATGAAGGCCTTCGCGTTGGCGCCGTTTGGGAAGGCCGAACCTGGCCGAGCGAAGGCGAAAGCGGCGAATCCGTTTCAGCAGCAGGTGGGATGACGTATCTCGAGAAGGCCCGATCGTACGAGGACGGCGTGATTGCCGGGGAGATCCATGCGTGTGTCTGGGTGCGTCTGGCGTGCGAGCGGAACCGACGCGATCGGGAACGGATTGGAACCGAGGGCTTCCCGTTCACGATGGACGTGAAGAAGGCCGAGCGCATCTGTGCGTTCGCGGAGCTCTTGCCGCATATCAAGGGGCCGAAGGCCGTTGTGATCGGGAAGGACGAGGAAGGCCGGAACATCTGGGCCAAGATCGTGCTCGAGCCGTGGCAGTGCTGGATCCTGACCACGATGTTCGGCTGGGTGCGTCCGGATGGCTTGCGTCGGTTCCGTGTCGCGCTGGTGTTGATCCCACGGAAGAACGCGAAGTCCACGCTCGGCGCGATCATCGCGTTGTACATGCTGGTCGCGGACGGCGAAGGCGGGCCGGAATGTTACTCGGCTGCGACGACGCGCGACCAGGCGAAAGCGGTGGCGGAGATCGTATGGGAGATGGCGAAGCGATCGCCGCAGATGTGCGAGTTCTACGGCGTGCGGTTGGGGTCGGAGACGTCGCGCAGTCTGGCTGTGCCGGCGATGGCCGGAAAGTTCATGGCGCTGTCGGCGGATGCCAACACGTTGGACGGGTTGAACATCTCGTGCGCGGTGGTCGATGAGCTCCACGCGCATCCGCGGGCGGCGGTCTGGAACGTGTTGGATACGGGCACGGGCGCCCGGCTGCAGCCGTGGCTGATCGGCATCACAACGGCCGGCGTAGACCTGGGCGGGATTTGCCATCAGAAGTTGGGCTACCTCGAGAAGGTGCTCGAGCAGATCGCGGAGGACGAGACCTACTTCGGGATCAATTTCACCATAGACAAGGGTGACGACATTCGACTTCCGGAGATCCAGAAGAAGGCGAACCCGAACTACGGCGTGAGCGTCATGGCGGACGACCTCGAGCGCAAGGTGAAAGAGGCGCAAGTCTCGCCGGCCTCGATGAACAACGTCCTGACGAAGCACTTCAACGTCTGGGTCCGCGCTGAGTCTACGTGGTTCCCGATGGATGCGTGGCGCCAGTGCGGGAATACCGCCATACGTATGGAGGACTTCAGGCAGTATCCGTGCTGGATCGGCGTAGACCTCGCTGAGGTGCGTGACTTCTGTGCCGTGGTGGTGTTGTTCAAGTTAGGGCCGGATCAGTTTGCGTTGTTCGGGCGGTACTACTTGCCCGCCGACACGATCGACAAGTCGCCCGTCGCGGAGTTGTCCGGCTGGGTGCGTGACGCGCATGTCACCGAGACCTCGGGGGACCAGGCGGACTACCAGCGCATCGAGGACGACATCATCGCGTTGACCGAGACGTTGACCGTGCAAGAGATTGACTTCGATCGCGCCCTCGCGGCGCAGATGCAGCAGGGACTCAAGCGTCGTCTTGAGCCGCGCATGGGTCGGGATGCCGTAGACCGCTTCGTGGTCACGGTGCCCCAGACGGTGGAAACCATGAATCCATCGATGCAGATGTTGGAACGCCTCGCACTCGCGAAGGGGCTCCAGCATGATGCGAACCCTGCCATGACGTGGATGATGGGGAACGTCGTGGTGGAGCGGAATCACAAAGACGAAATCTACCCGCGGAAAGCCGGCGGGAAGGATTCGCATAACAAGATCGATGGTCCAGTGGCGCTGCTGACCGCTCTGTCACGCGCAATGGCGGGCACGGTGGGGCCGTCGGTCTATGAGTACCGAGGCGTGTTGAGTTTCTAAACTATGAATCAGACCAGCTTGGTCGGTCGTCCCCTGTACCAGATGGCGAAGTCACTGGAGCGGTACATCCAGAAGCGAAGTCAGTGGTACGGGCCGGTCATGTCGTCCTCGTCCGAGATGGGGACGTTCTTCTCGACGTCCTCGCCGAGCAGTACCGGCGTGGCGGTGAACGAGTCCACGGCCTACACGTATTCCGTGTTCTGGGCCTGCGTGAACAACATCAGCACGGACATCGGCTCATTCCCGCTCAACTTGTATAAGGCTGACACGAATGGCGGCAAAACGCTCTTACGTGACCATAAGTTGTTTCCATTGCTCCATGATGCGCCCAATCCGGAGATGACCGCGTTCACGTTTCGCGGCGTCTTGACGTCGCATGCGCTGACGTACGGCATGGGCTACGCGGAAGTCGTGCGCGATGGCGCGGGACGGCCGCAATCGCTCTGGCCGATTACGCCGAGTCGTGTGGCGATCCGCAGAAACATGAGTGGTACCCTGTTCTACGAGGTGGCGCGGGAAACAGGCAGCGGGATGGACATCCTGTTACCTGAACAGATGTTCGTGTTGCCTGGTTCCACGTATGACGGCGTGTATGGGCGAAACATCATCAACATGGCGCGGGACAGCATTGGACTGGGATTAGCGGCAGAACGGTTCGGCGGCACGTTCTACGGGAACGGGTCCACATTCGGCGGTGTGTTCGAACATCCCGGCACGATGACCACGCTGGCGCAGAAGAACTTCCGCGACTCTGTCAACGCCAGCCATCAAGGCGTAGAGCGTGCCCACAAGTTCATCATCGCCGAAGAGGGCATGAAGTTTCAGCGGCTGACGGTGGATCAGAACGCAGCGCAGTTCATCGAGACGCGCCAGCATCAGATTGAGGAGATGTGCCGGTGGTTCCGGATGCCGCCGCACAAGGTCCAGCACCTGATTCGGACGTCGTACAACAGCGTCGAGCAGATGAACATCGAGTATTCGTCGGACACGTTGCAGCCCTGGTGCGTGCGCTGGGAACAGGAACTACTGCGACAGCTCATCGCTCCGTCGGAGCGCCGGATCCAGTTCTTCCGCCACAACATGAACAGTAAGTTGCGCGGGGACACCGCCACGCGGTATGCCGCGTATACACAGGGGATTCAGAACGGGTTCATGAGCCAGGACGATGTGCGCGAGCTCGAGGACTGGAACCCGATTCCGAACGGGGCCGGCAAGAACTACTTCATCCAGTCGAACAACCAGCCACTTGATCGCGTGGATGAGATCGTAGACGCACAGGTGGCGCCGCCTCCGGCCCCCGTGGTGCAGGCACCATCCGCCGAGCCCAAGAAGGATGACGAGGACCGCATGCGGAAGGTGGTCGAGGCGATTCGCGCAGACATGGCCCAGATGGACACGCGTATCGCGACGGCGATGGAGCAAGTGAACCTGTCCGTGGCATCGATGACGACGCAGGATGCTGGCGCATGGCGAGATGAGCTCGACAAATCACGCGAGGAACGTGGCAAGCTCCAGCTGTTACTGATCGAGGCGACGGCGCATGCGGATCAATTGGCGGCAGCGAAGGAAGCGGCACGGCTGGAAGCAGAGGAGAGAGCAGCGGCTCTCCAGCGTGATACGGAAGCGGCGCAGGCTGAACGGGACGCGGTGAGGGTGGCGGGTGAACGGGAGCAGGCCCGACTTGAGGCGGAGGCGGTCCTACTAAGAACCCAGATCGATGGCGTAACGGCCGAGCGCGAAGCCGTCCGAGCCATATTCGAGGCTACCGTGGATGAGTCGGGCGCATTGGCGGCTCGACTCGAGGCTGCCACGAAGGAGAAGGACGCAGCGAAGGCGCAAGCCGATGCAGACGCGGCACGACTCACGGCTGAACTGGCTGCGACATCTGCCCGCGCGGAACAACTCGCGGCAGATCGGGACAGTATGAGAGCGGCAGCGCAAGCGGCCGAGCAGGGCGCGCTCCAGTTGCAGTCGGACATGGTGGAGTTGGCGAAGGCCCATGCCGCCAAGGCAGAAGCGGACGCCGAAGCAGCGCGGCAACTCATCGAGGAAGAAGCGGCTAAGGTGGACGCCGAACGGGCTGC